CTCGAGCTCATGCCCTGGCAGACCTACGCCGCCCAACGCCTCCTCGAGGAAGGTAAAGACGGCCGGCGCCGGTTCCGAACCTCACTCGTCACGGTCGGCCGACAAAACGGAAAGTCCTTTCTCCTCCGGTCCCTGGTCGTGTGGTGGCTCACGTCCCACGCGGTCGAGGCCGGACCTCAAACCGTGGTCCACGCCGCGAACACCCGTTCCCTCGCCGTCGACCAGTGGGCCGCTGTAGTTCGCCTCTTCGAGGAACACCTCCCCGGCTCGATCGAAAAGGTCAGCAGGGGCGCCGGACGTGAGCGACTCACCCTCGTCGACGGTTCGTCCTATCAACCCGTGGCCTCAACCGACGCGGTCCACGGTCTATCCGTCGACCTCTTCCTCGTCGACGAGGTCTGGGACATCAAACCGACCGTCCTCGACGATGGCATCCTCCCGACAACGATGGCCCGCCCTCAACCTCTCGTAGCAATGTTCTCAACCGCCGGCGACGAGAACTCCGCCGCAATGCGCTCCTGGCGAGAACGTGGACTCGGCGACATACACAAACCCTCGAACGCCTCCTCTCACCTGCTCCTCGAATGGTCCGCCCCCGACGACGCCGACCCCGACGACCCGAACACCTGGGCCCAGGCGAACCCCGGAATGGGTCGGACCATCCAACTCGACGCCCTCCGGCAAGCGTCGAAGAATCCGAACCGCGCCGCGTTCTATCGCGCCAACCTGAACCGCTGGGTTCAGTCGGAGCGGTCATGGTTCCCGGTCGGTTTGTGGTCTCAGCTCGTAACCGACCCGCCGGCGTTAGATCGAAACCGGCTCCCGGTTACCGCTATCGAACAGGACCGAACCGGAGGAGGGTTCGCGATCGTCACCGGCCAACCAACCGACACCGGCAGGGTCTACATAACGACCACAACCGCCGAAACCGAGACGGAACTCTGGGAACTCCTCGAGCCCCGCATCCGAAACCGCGAGACCGTCCTCCTCCCTCCCCTCTTCCCCCAGCGGGCGCCCTGGGATCTACCCGACACCGTTCGGGTCGTCGGAGACCGTGAGATCCGTGGATGGTCGACGTTCGTCGAGCAGGCCGTAACTACCGGGATGGTCGGCCACGACGGGAACACACTTCTCGGGGAGCAACTCGGCCGAACTACTGCCCGCCCGCGCGACGGGGGTCTCTTCATCGGTACCGCCGTACCAGGCGCCTCAGTTCACGCCGTTCGCGCCCTGGTATGGGTCATCGCTGAAGCAACCCGCCTCGAGAAACCAAAACCCGCGCCGGTGATCCGGTTCGCGTAACCAGGAAAAAAAATGAAACCAATCAGAGTTATTACGGTCGCCGCCGGTTTCGTCGGCGGCCTCATCATCGGGGCAACGTCCCAAGCGGTCCGCCTCGCGATCGTCGAGAAACAAACTCAGCCAACTCGACAAGGCCCACCCGAAGAGGTCCCCATGTTCCTCCAGGACGCTACCGACGACGACTCCCCTAATACGGGATCGCTAGCCGAGAGCATTTAGCACACAAAACTAGAACGCCGTGGGACTCTTCACGCGCCGCGCATCCGTCACAGCATCCTCTCCGGTTTTGTCGACGACCACGAACGGCCACCTGTCGCCGGTCAACTTTCCCGACATCCCGGAACTAGCGCTCTCCCGCCAGGGCGCGTGGAGAGTCCCCGCCGTCGCTCAAGGCCTCCAGGTCATCGCCGGCACCGTCGGAACGTTTCCCCTCCGCCGATACAACTCAAACTATGAGGCCGTCCCCTACGGACTCACAGAGCAGCTCGACCCGCTCGAGTCCACTTCCACGACCATCACAAAGGTCGTCGAGGATCTCGTCCTCTGGCCCGCCGCCTACCTGGTCGTAATCGCCCGCTACGCCGACGGGTACCCCGCAAATCTTCGCTACGTCCCCTACGAGGACGTAATGACCCCGAACTACGTCGGCGGTCCGTACCAGGTAGGCGACCAAGAAATCCCCGACCGCGACATGGTCGTAATTCCGGCCCATTGGCCCGGTCTGATCGAAACCGGCGGGCGAGCGGTACGAACCGCCCTCGTCCTCGAGGCCGCCGTCTCCCGCATCGCATCCACCGACCTGCCAACCGGCATCATCTATGACGACGGGCCCGACCTCGACCCCGACAAGGTTTCCGAACTCCTCACCTCCTGGGAAACCGGCCGGCGCCGCCGGACAACCGGCTACCTCAACCGACGGTTTCGCTACGAGCGCGAGTCCTGGAACTCAGAAGAACTCGCCCTCGTCCCGTCCCGGGATCATCAGGTCGCCGAAATCGCCCGCCTACTCAACGTCCCGACCCGTTACCTGAACGCGCCGACGAACTCGAGCCTCACCTATTCGACGACAGAAGGCCAGCGCCGCGACCTCGTCGACACCACCTTGCGCCCGTATCTCGTCGCCGTCGAGCAACGCCTCTCCCTCGGGGACGTAACTCCACGCGGTCACCGTGTCCGGTTCGCCCTGGATGACTTCCTCCGGTCCGATACCGCCGCCCGTTTCGACGCCTACACCAAAGCCCTCGCCGCCGGTTTCCTCACACTCGAAGAGGTTCGCCGACTCGAGAACCTGCCAACCCTCCCAGGAGCAACCCGATGACTCAAGAACTCTCAGCAACCCTCACGACCGGAATCACTGCGAACCTCGAGCGTCGCACGATCTCCGGCCAGCTCGTCCCCTGGGACACCATCGGCCACACCTCGGCCGGTCCCACCCGTTTCGCCGCCGGTTCCGTCACCCTCCCCGACGACCTTTCCCGCGTGAAACTTCTCCGCGACCACAACACCTCCTCCCCGATCGGTTACCTAATCGACGCGCACTCCACGGACGGGGGTCTCTTCGGAACCTTCAAGATCCCGGAGACCCCGGCCGGAGACGAGGCCCTCCTCGAGGCCTCAGCGAAACTACGCGACGGCCTGTCCGTCGGAGTGACCTTGTCGGACTTCAGTCACTCGGCCGACGCCCTCGAGGTCGCCGGCTCACACCTCAACGAGGTCTCACAGGTCGCTCTCCCCGCCTTCGACGACGCCCGAGCCCTTTCGGTCGCCGCCACAAAGTCAGCAACACCCGAACAAACCCCACAACCCGAACAAACCCCCGAAAGTGAGACCACCGTGTCCGCAGAACAAACCCCAGCAGTCGAAGAGGCGCCGGTCCTTACCGCCGCCGCTCCGGTCCCCCACTCCACCCGCCAGCAGTCCCGCCCCGTCGACCTCGCCGCCGCCGCGTCGCTCATCGCCTCGGCGAACCGTGGCGAACTCTCAATCTCAGAGGTCCGCGCCGCACTCGCACAGTCGACCACCATTGACCTCGACGGAATCGTCCCGCCGGCATACGTCAACGAAATCGTCGGCCTCATTAACCCAGGCCGCCCAACCGTGAACGCAATCCGTAACGCCGCACTCCCGGCCGCCGGAATGAAGGTCACCTACCCGGCATGGGGCACGAAACCCGCCGTGGATCTCCAGGCAACGGAACTGACCGAGGTCGAGTCCGTCGAAGCAACGATCACCCTCGAAGAGGTTTCGGTTCAAACCTGGGCCGGAGCGAACGAACTCTCCCTCCAGGCAGTCGACCGTTCCGACCCGTCAGCCATCCAAGCAGTCATCGAAGCCCTCTCGGTTTCGTTCGGCCGCAAGACAAACACCTACGTCGTCGACGAACTCCTCACCGCCGCCGGTGCTGCCACCTCAGTCGGAGCCGGTTCACCTATCGACGTGGTCTCCGGTCTCATCGGGGCGCTCGACTTCAACGCAACCCCCGCCGGTCCTCTGTTCCTCGCAATCTCCCCGGCCCTGCTCCCGTCGTGGATCTCCCTTGCCGACGGCGACCGCCCCGCGTTCTGGGACGGCCGAGTCCAGTTCGGCTCAATGACCCCGACCCTTTCGGCCGACGGTCTCACCGTGTACGTCGAGCGCGACCTTCCAGCCGGTTACGCCCTCCTCGGCTCGAGCCTCGCCGCAACGTGGTGGGAACGTCCCGCCCAGCCTGTCGAGATCCGCGCCGTAGACGTTTCGATCCTCGGAATCGATCTCGGCGTCTACGGCTATGGCGCCGTGTCGGTCGAGTACCCCGGAGCGTTCGCTTACTGCGACCTCAGTTAGTCCAAGAACGTGTCGGCCTAGTCGGGAAGGGCTGGCCGCCACTATGCCCCCGGACTCTCCGCCGGAGTCCGGGGGCCACACCCCCCAGGAGAACCCGTGTCACTCAATGCGCCGTGGATCACAACCGAAGAGCTCGAAACGCACCTCGGCGCCAACATTGACGCGGACGAGGCCGAACGCCTCACCTACACCGCGACCTCAATGGTCGCGAACGTGGTCCACCTGGTCGACTCCGAAGGCGAACCGCTACTCGCCGTACCCGACGCCGTCGTGACCGTCGTTCTCTACGTCGCCGCCGAACTCTACAAAGCAGGAACCGGAGTCGACGGAACCCTCCAGGTCGACTGGACCCAACAGGTTCCCGCCAACATCACCTCGGTCATCGTGAAGCGCTACGGGGCTCTTCTGGCCCCGTGGATCTCAATAGGCGGCCTCGTCGGATGACCTCGCCGCTAACGATCGCCCGACAAGGCATCGTCGACGAACTCGAGGCCGTGTTCCCCGGTCGCAAGGTTTACGAATGGGTGCCACCGTCGCCCGTTCTCCCTTGCGTCATCGTCGCCCCCGACGACACCACCCCGCTCGAACAGTCCGGGTACGGCCGTTGGGACTATCACCTCAAGGTCTCCGCCATCAGTAACGCGCAGACCGTCACCCCCGGCTCAGTCGCCGCCCTCGAAGACGACCTCGAGGCTCTCGCCGCCTGGGCCGGCCCTCTCGCCGTTGACCTCAACATCGGTCCCGCCCGTTTCGGAGACGCCACCGTCTACGCCGTCGGCCTCACACTCCTCATACCCGTAACTATCCCCCCTATCTCTTAGGAGAAACCATGCCAGCGCCCGTCCTTATCTCAACCCTCACCCTCAGCCTCGAGGCCGTCGACTACGAATGCCAACTCTCAAACGCGCGTATTGAGACAAGCAACTCAGAAACGACCGTAAAAACGTTTTGCGGTAACTACACCTCAAACGATGAGACTTACGCCCTGGTTCTCGAGGGTTACCAGGACTGGGGTTCCGTCGATTCCCTTTGCGACCTCCTCTGGACTTCAGCCGAGGCCGAAACAACCCTCACCGCTCTAATGACGATCGGGGGCGTGGACTTCACTTGTGAAGCCTCCGGCCGTAAGCCCCCAGCGGGCGGCGCCGCAGGCGACCCGCTCAACTTCACAATTACCCTGCCAATCCAGGGCGCAATTACGAAGGCTTGAGGTTGTGTCGGCCTCCGGTATCACCGTCAGCGGGGGCCGAGAACTCCGCAAGGCGCTACGGAAAGCCGAAGGCGACCTCGACGACCTCAAGGACACTCACGCCCGGGTAGCGGCCATAGTCGCCGAAGCCGCTCGAGCTCTTGCCCCGGTCAAGTCAGGAAAACTCGCCGCCACCGTCCGACCCAACGCCGGACAACGCTACGCCCGCGTATCAATCGGCAATAACCGAAAGACGAAAAACGGTGTCCCCTACGCCGGCCCTATCCATTGGGGCTGGCCGACGGGGTCCTCGAAACTCCCGAAGAAACTCCGCCAGGTCACCGGCCGGGAATGGTTTATCGCCCCGAACCCTTTCGTTATCGACGCGGCACAACGAACAGAGTCCACCTGGACACGCGTCTACCTCGACGCCGTGGACGACATCGTCGACAAGATCGGCCGAACATCCAACGGAACAGGCCCCTAAGTCATGGCAAAACCCGCAACACTCAAAGTCGACATCGTCTCCGACAGCCGACAGGCACGCTCCGACCTCGACTCGTTCTCCGGCAAGGTCGCCGGATTCACCGCCGGAATCACCTCGGCCGTTACCGGTTTCGCGATTGACAAAATCGCAGAGGTCGCCACCTCCGCCGGTCAACAACTCCTCGACGGGGTCCAAAAGGCCGCCTCCCTTTCCGCCGCCCTCGGGACTCTTTCCTACAATTACGGCGAAGCGGCGAAAACGATCGAAACCTTCGCCGAGTCAGCGGCCACCTCTTTCGGTCTCTCGAAACTCGCCGCCGTCGACGCCGCTAACCGATTCTCGGTTTATGCGAAGGCAATCAAACTCACCGGCACAGAGGCCGCCGGGTTCTCAGTCGACCTCACGAAACTCGCCGGCAACCTCGGAGCGTTCGCCGACCTCCCAACAGAAGACGCGATCAACTCAATCGGGTCAGCGTTCCGAGGCGAACGAGACCCCATTGAGAAATACGGCATTCTCTTGAACGATGCCAGCGTGAAGGCCGGCCTCTTTCGCCGTACCGGTGAACAGGTAACCGGCACCCTCACAACCCAGCAGAACATTCTCGGAACCCTCCAGGTACTCCAGGAAAAGGGAATTGAGATCGGCGACGCCTACGGCCGAGAGCAAGAGCAACTCGGAAACAAAACGAAAAACGCTTCCGCCCAATTCGAGAACATGAAAGCGAAAATCGGCGAGTTCCTCCTCCCGGCCTTCACCTCGATAACCGACGCGATTTCCACCTCAGTCCTCCCGACACTCGAGGGTTTCGTCGAAGCGTTCCGAGTCGGAGGGTTCTCCGGTCTCTTCGAGGAACTCGGGAAGAAATGGGAAGCGGCTCTCCCAGGTATCGACTCCTTCATCCAAGCCCTACCCGGACGAGTCACCCAATACCTAAACGAGAACCTCCCCGACTTCTCCGCCTGGACTGCCCAGGCCTCGAAATGGATAACCGACGCGATCCTGGGCACCGGCACAGAAGAGAACCCCGGTCTCTTAGTCCGTATGGCTCAACTAGGAAGAGGAATCTCCACCGCCGCCGAACAAAACCGAGACGGGTTCCGGTCGGCTGGATCTCAAATCGGCGGCTACCTCGTCCAAGGTCTCGTCAACACCTTCACCTCGTACGTGTCCGACTCCCTGAAGAATTACTTCACCTGGGAGAACCTCAAGACGATCGTCTTCCAGGCCGGTAACCCTTTCAACCTTGTCGGCCGAGTTATCGGTGAAACGATCCTCGGCGGAATCCGAGACGTACTTGAGCGCCTGGCGGAGTGGATCTACAACACAATCTGGAACGCTGCGAAACGTGGAATCGGCGACGCGTTCGGAGGGTTCGGCGGGTTCCTCGGCGGACTCCTGCCCGGTTCGGTAGCAATCGACGAGAACGCCATCCCTAAGAATTCCGGCTACATGGGCGGCACCGTCTTTAACGCAACAATCAACGTCTACGGACCTCCCGGCGCCGACGGGGGCGACATTGCCTCTTGGATCGTCCGAGAACTCCAGGAATGGGTCTCTCGTAACGGGAAACCGGCGGGCCTCTGGTTATGAACTACGCCCCGACCCTCGCCGTGAAACTCGCGGTCGGAGACTCCGACGGCTGGACCCTCAACTCCCCGACCCTCTCGCGACTCACCGCCGGGAACCTCCTCGAGGGGTACTTCGACCAATTCGTAGACCTCAAATGTCAGGTCGTGACCGCCTCCTGGCGTCGAGGAGCTCTTTCGGCCAGCGACTTCTATCTCCCGCAACCGGGCTACGTCTCTTTACGCCTATGGGACCCGGAACGAACCCTCGACCCCTCAAACTCGGCCGGACCGTACTTCTCAAAACTTCGGGCCGGTCTGCCCTTACAACTCACCGCCACCACCTACGGGGGCAACCGGTACAACGTCTTCACCGGGTTTCTCTGGTCTCTTGTCTGGGAAGATCAGTTCGCCACCATCACCGGAACCGACATTCTCTCCCGACTCGCCGCCGTCGACCTCACGGCCACAACCTCCCAGGGCGCCGGAGACTCGGGAATCCAACGCCTCGCCCGAATCTTTGCCTCGGCGAATCTCCAGGCCGGAATCTTTCAAACCTGCCTCGGCGGTCGCGTTATGGGTGCCACGACACTCGCCGGAAACGCCCTATCCCAAGTCCAAGAGGTAGTCACCTCAGAATACGGGCTACTACTCGTCACCCCCGACGGAAACATCACCTACGGCCCCGAATGGTTCGCCGCCTCACGAATCGAAACCGTCTCCACACTCCTAAACGGAAACCCCGAAGCGATCACCTCGGCGACCCGGCCCTCCATCGGTTTCGGACAGGTCCGCAACTCAATTACCGCCACCGCCGACGGTCTCATCCCCGCAACCGCCTCAAGTCAAGCGTCAATCGACGCGAACGGTCTCTCCCGAATCACACAAAACACCACCCTCGGAGTCCAGGCAGACCTCTCTTGGTGGGCCGCCCTCGGCCTCTTATGGTTCAAAGACAATTCCCCGGGAGTACCCACGGCCCTAACCATCCAACCCGAATACGCCGGAACCGCCGCCGTCCCAATCTTCGAGGCCCTTCTCTCCGCCGAAATGATCGGAAGACAACTCTCCCTCGACGTGGCCGACATTCTCACCACAGTCCAGGTCTACGGCCTCACCCACAACGTCGACGCCCGAAACGGATGGTCGGTTTCCTTCTCGACAATCGCGAACCCCTTCACGTTCTCGGCGACTTACTGGAAACTCAACTCGTCCCCAGCGAACCGCCTCGACTTCGCTAATTCCTTCAAATAACGAAAGGCAAAACTATGCCAGGCTGGAAAACATGGACCGCCCTCGAAGAGGTCACGGCCGCCAACATGAACTCTTTCGTCAGAGACCAAACCGTCCAAGTCTTCACAAACTCCAGCGCTAGGTCGGCCGCAATCACCGCCCCGACCCGCGGCCTAGTGTCACTCCTCACCGACTCCGGCGCCCTCGAGATTTATTACGGCGCTACTACAGGTTGGGCCCGCCCCTGGAATCAGCCTTGGGGAATCCAAACCGCCCCCGCCATCATCACGGTCTCTCAGACTTTCTCCACAACCGGCGCCGTCGACATGACAGGGTCGACTCAGACTTTCAACTACACAGCGAACCGCCGCTATCGCCTCACCTACTCCGGCGCCTATGACTCGCCAGTAGGCGCCCCCACAATCGGCCTCCTCCGAGTAACCGACGGATTCACCGTCTGGGGTCAGGCGAACACCTCACTGGCCTCGGCAGCAGACCAAACAACCGTAAACCTCACCACGTACGTGAACTATGCGAGTTCCGGTTCGGTCTCTTTCAAGGTCCAAGGCTACGTAGCGGTAGGCGGCGACCAGTTCCGGATGCTCGCAAGCGCCACAACCCCGCACGTCTTCTCAGTCGAAGACGTGGGCCCGACAACGTCCACCGCCCCAGCGTCGTGAGTTTCTATCTCCTCGAGCATCCGCCGGCCTCGCCTCAGTTCTACCCGTCCAGGTCAAACCCGCCGACCTGGGCGGTATCGGTCCACACTTCCGAAGGATCTACCGGCCCAGGTTCAGCGCTCGCCCTCGCCCAATTCATCGCAAGGCGCCCCGACCCGGGTTCCTACGCCGTGGTAGTCGACTCCGAAACAACCCTCGAGCTCGTCCCGCCCCTCTACACAACCTTCAGCGTCGCCGCCTCCGGATACAACTCGCGCACTTGGGCAATCTGCCTCGCCGGCCGCTCCAGCGACCTGTCCCCCAACGATCCGAACACTCTCGCCATGATCGGCCGGGCCGGTCGCGCAATCTTCGACCTCTGGACTCTCGTCGGAGTCGACATACCCGCCGCCCTCCGATGGATCGGAACCGCCGCCCTCACCGGCCCCGGCCTCTTCTGTCACGGGGACGTACAGCCCTGGGACCGAACCGACGCCTGGAGCATCCACCCCGACCGCGACGCCCTCGACGCGCTCCTGGTCAAAGCAATCGCCGCCAACATCCCCCAACCCCTACCCCCGCTCGAGGATCAAATGAATCGCTACCTAATCAGAGGAAACAAAGCCGGAGAGGTCTATCTCGCTGACGCCGGCCTCGGCTGGAAATGGCACATTCCCGCCGGACAAGTCCCGAACGTCGCTTATGCCGTCGCAGTCGGAGGCGGAAACATCGTCACCCCTCCAGGCGCTCAAACCATCATGGTCGAAGGCCTCGCCGTATGGGTCGCCGACCAAGCGTTTGTCGACGCCATCCCTCGGACCAAATGAAACCATGCTCGAAGGAATCGCCGCCGCCCTCGTAATGGCGTGCGCGTCGACGTTCGCCGTTGTCTGGCAATCACGCAAAACCCGCCGCCTCAACACCGACGAACACAAACAAAACGCCGCCATTCTGAAACGACACACAAAGCAGCTCCGAACCATCACCCGCACCCTCGAGGCCCACCTCGACGACCACAAAGGGAAACCGTGAACACTCTCCCCGCAACTATCGCCCTCGCCCTCATTGCCGTCGCCGCCCTGGTCTCCGGAGCGATTGTTACCTCTGGAGGATCGGACGCCTCCGCCCTCTGGGCGATCGCCGGCACCGCCGCCGGAGCAATCGGGGGCGCCGTCATGCCCTCGCGCGTGACGCCTTCGAGCCCGGTCTCTTTGCCCTAGCCTCCGGGTATGGGGGAAACCGTAGAGCAGTTCGTCCGTGACCTATTGGGCCCGTTATTCGTACCGGCGCTTGTGGTCGGCTTGTCCGCCGTTCTTGTCGCCGTTGCCCTAAGGGAGCGCCGAACTAAACGGGGGCGGTGAACGATCCCCCATCCGAGGGTTGCGGTATGGTAGTAATTCGGTCGCAACACTCCGCCGGTCACTCGAAGCCCTTAGTCACGTCCCTATTATGGGGGGCGGCCTACTCTCCTCGTTATGTAAAGTTGAGAGAACCCTAAGGGCCCAAAGGAAACCGGCCCGGTCGACGCCCGTCGCCCGGTCCCTTCCCGAAAGGCTAACCAATGGCAACACAAGCCAAGAATGGCCGCCCACACGAATCGCTCGTATCTTCGACGCGGCAACGCTTAGAACGATCCGGGGAGAACGTGTCAGGCACGTCACCGCTCGACGAATACTTTCCTAAGTGTCACGCCGTCCTACGTGGCTCGGTAAATCTCCGCGCACTCAGGCAGACCAGGATCGACGCCGAACTCTCAATGGAACACGCGGCCGCGTTTGCTGGCATCGGTCGGAACACTCTTCAGCGAATCGAGAACGGCAAGGCCGATCCTCGAATCACCACCCTTCGGAAAATCCTCGACCTCTACGGGGACCGGTTGGGTTCGTTTCTTTCGATCGACGACTACATCGAGCGGTAGTGGACGCGGCCATCAGGTCGCGCATTGCTCCAGCGACCGCATACGCCCACGCCCTCTCTTCAGCCCGCGACCTTCGCGCCGCGATTGAACGAGAAGACGTCTCAGGAGCCCTCTACGCCGTCACCGTCTGGGCCGCATGGCTCGAAGCGTCGAAACGTGAGGTCACGCAATGACAGATCAGCTCGACCTCTTCACGTTCGTCGACACTCCAGGCGCCCGAACCTCAGACCCGTCAACCTCACAAGAGGCCGCTACCGCTAACCCGGTGGGACGTTCCTCAGGCCGACGGGCAATCCTCGAAACCCTCGCCGTCTTAGGTTCGGCGACCGACTGCCAACTCTCCCACTACACCGGACTGCTCAGAGGGTCAGCGGCGAAACGTCGCGGCGAACTCGTCACCGCCGGCCTAGTGGAACGTGCTGGGCGTGGAATCACCGACACCGGCTCCCCCGCCCTCACCTGGCGACTCACCGACACCGGACACCGGCAACTCACAAACCTCGAGGAGGCCGACCAATGACCACCGCCGAGGTAGTTGTCATCCTCGTCCTGTGTTTCCTCCTGGGCGGAACGA